GGGTTACCCTGCGCATCCATCTGGCAGGCCTGCCGGAAATAACCCCCGCGCATGTTCTCAGCCGGGTCGCCCAGCGCCACCCGCTGCCAGCGCAGAGACTTGTCCTGCTGCTCGGTGATCGCCTCGGCAATGTGCCAGGCCATCTGGTATTTCAGCAGCTGCACGAAGTATTGCGGCATCGCGTACTCAGGCACCGAATACTGGTAGTCGATGAAGACCGCGGTCAGGTTGGTCAGCAGCTGGTCGCCCTGGATCTCCCAATCCTTGTCGATCGGGGTGCCTACATTGCTGCTCGGGTATACCGCCATCGGGTTGCCCAGGCGATCGCCAGGCAACTGGTAGGCGTACTTCCAATAGCTGCCGGGTGCGGTCACCAGCTGCGCCAGCGCGATCTTCTTCATCGAGAAGCTCCACCGGTACATCGTCAGGGTGGAGTCGCGAACATTGGGGTAGAGCCGGTCGCAGACCGAGCTCGAGTCGGTGCCGTCGTTGAATGAGGTGATCGCCTTTGCGCCCAGCATGAGCAGCGCGTCCGAGCAGATCCTGACTCCCGTATCACCTGCAGCCATTGCGGCCCCTCAATGTGAGAAAGGCCAGCCTCCGCTCGAGGCGAAAGCCGGCCCTTCTGGTTGCTGCTGCTATTAGTCGCTGTCGGTCACGGTGATCGACGTGCCATCCGACACATCGACAACGGTGCCACTGTTCGACACCACAACCACCAGGTTGGCGGTCGGGGTTGCCGTGTCGTAGCAATAGACCAAGTCGCCGACTTTCATCAGCGAGGCCACGTCGTTGAAGTAGCCCGACGTGTTCACGGTGGCGATCGCATCAGCAGACTGGTAAGACCAGATCTGCGGTGCGTTGCCAGCCTTGGAACCGGCGACCAATGCAAGACCAGTGCTCGAAAATGCCATGATCTGCTCCTTATTCGCGGCAGGTGATCTGAACGATGCCCTCGGCGTCGATCGCAACCGCGTTGGCCGAGAACACCTCGTTGACCAGCCAGCTGGTCTTTTCCGGGATGTAATTGATCTCGGTGCGCATCGCGATGCCCTCGCCGTAGCCGATTGCCTGCTGATGGAACGCGAAGACCTTGCGGTCGCTCGAACCATCGATCGGCAGCCCGCCCTCGGAACGGTCGCCCAGAACGTGGAAGGTGAAGCCCAGGAACGTGTTGAGCTCGCCCTGAACCAGCGCCTTGACCGTGTTGAAGTCGCTGCTGGTGACCGAGGTCTCAGACAGCAGGTTCGACAGGCTGTTGGCGTGGATCACAATGTGACGGCCCTCGGGCGGCACATTGTTCTTGTCGAGCAGGCGCTTCGCGTCGCGGAGCTTGGCCAGGTTTAGGTTGGTGTTCGAGCCGCCGATGCTGTTCGCAACGGTGGCGGTCGTGCCAGAGTTGACCAGCGCGTCGATGATCATCTGATCCTGACGGCGGCCGACAGCGGCTGCGACAACCTGCACAAGCTCCTGGCGCTCGTCGAAGTTGACCTTGGCCTGGCTGAAGATGTCCGAGTATTCGGCAGCATTCCAGTCCTGCAGGGTCAGCGTGACTTGCGAGAAGCTCGCGTTGATGGGGGTAACGTCGGTTTGCGGAACGCGCAGGGTAGCGGTGCCTTTGCCGACCTTGGGGAATTTGACGATAGAACCTTCGACTCCGCGACGCGCCCTGGTGGCCCCGACAAGCATTGCCTTGCCTTGGTAGGCTTGCTTGACTTCTGCGTCGAACAGAGTGACGAAGGCATTGGAAAGACCGATTGCCATTTGATCACCTCATTCGGTTGAAAACTTGGGGTTCTCGCGCCGGTGGGCCTGCGTTGCACAGGGCCGAATGCTTGCTGGTTGCGCCAGCCACTCGTCAGCTTCCGCTGCGGTGAGGGTCGGGTAAACCCGGTGGGCCTTGACGCCGATTCTATTTCCTGATCGTCCCGTTTGACAAGTGGACGAAAAAAGACCCGGCGGGGAGGCCGGGTCAATCCATCAGGGAGGAGGAGACTACAGGGCTATTGTAGGACTGCTTGGAATAGTCTTTCAACCTTCTGACGGTAGGCGGCGTCCGTCTTGTATCGCGGGTCGCCCACCATCTGGTAGAGCTCTTCCTTGCTGGGCGCACCTTCCATCGGCGCGACCTCGATCGGGATCCGGCCCTCGTATGACTCGCGGAGCTTCATCAGCGCACGGATGCCACCCGCGGTGCCACCCATGATCTTGAACTCCTCGAAGTCGTCCTTGCCCCAGACGCCCTTGTTGACCAGGCCTCGCGCCCAGTCGACCATGCCGCCGATCACTGCGTTGGCATTCGGCCCCAGCTTCTTCATCTCGACAGCCGGGTCGACCATCTCGCCCTGCATGAGCTCCTTGGCCTGAGACTGGAGCGTGCCGACCAGGTCGTCGAAGTCGGCCTGGCTGAGACCGCGCTCCTTCGCCCAGCCCGTCAGCGCGTTGGCCATCGGGTTCTCGGCGTTGCCATCGCCGAACGCGGTCAGGTCGTACTTGCCGTCAGCCGGAGCGTTGTGCTGGCCCTTGCTGATCTTAGCTCGCAGATCGCGCCAAGACTTCGCAATGCCCTCGAGGTCGGGCTCGTTCGCGTCCTTCTTCCAGAAGTTCTCGGGCCAGTAGTCCGGGCGCTCGAGGGGATCCTCGGGTGCTGGTGCGCTGGGGTCAGCGGCGCGGTGATCGATCTGCGCTGCTTGGGGGCTTGCCGGCTTGCTGTCGTCTTCAACGGTAACGCTGTCGAGTAAGCCGGTGCTGCCGGGCTCGTTTGCGGTTTCGCTCAAAGGTTCCTCGCTCTTTTGATCCGCGCCTGGATGTCTCGCACCACCGACCGCTGACCGTCAGCGTAGTAAGCGTGCGAGGGGTCGGTGCCGGGCACGGCGATCGGCACGTCGACGTACATGTGGCGCAGCCAGATCAGGAGCTTCTGGCCGTCCTCGCCGTTGAATACACGCAGCACCAGGCGATCCAGGTCGTCGCGCTTCTGGTCTACATCGCGGATGTCGGGCGTTGCGAGCGCCTCGATCTCGTCCCAGCCGCTCAAGCGGGCGCTCCTGCCGGCGCTGCAGCCTGGGCCTGCATGGCCGCCTGCTGCATGGCCATCGCTTCCATCTGCCGGTTCTGTGCCTCTTCCATGAGCACGGCACGCTCTTCGCGGGTGTTGCGCACGGTGGCTGGCACGCCGAGCTTGTCGCCGATGTAGTCAACCACCGCGTCACCTTTGAGCGCCAGCTGGCCGTCAGGCCCGAACGCTTGCATCAATTGCGCGTACTGGAGGATGGCATTAACCTCCTCCATGTTCTGCGCTTGTGCGAGCGGCGCGACAGGGGTAACTTTTACCTCGAGACCGTTGACACGCAACGGCAGGTCGATCATTCCGCGCTCGTCCATGACCTCGAGGATCTTGGCCACCAGCGGGATCATGGTCTCGTTGATGAGGCGTCCGAACGCCGAGCCCAGGTTCTGCGCGAGCTCCTTCATCCGCTCGACGATCTCGGTGGCCGAGCGGGCGCTCATGTTGTCCGGCGGCAGCGACTCGTCCAGCAGGATCCGCTTGATGCTGCCCGTCAGGTCGTTGATCACCAGCTGCGACACGTTGAAGTCGCCAGAGCGGGGCAAGGGCTGCAGGCTCGCGCCCTGGGGGCCGCCATTGCGTGCCACCGGGATGATCGCGCCCGGCACGATCTTGACCGTCGCAGGGTTCAGCACGCCATCGTCGGCCGCCGTGTAGACGCCGGCGACCGCTAGGCTCGCGTTCTTGAGCAGGAGCTCCTTGGTCTTGTTCAGCGTCTTGATGTCGGGGAGCGCGGTGATGAGCGGCCCGCGGCCGTAGATCTCACCCGCGACCTTCATGTAGCGGCTGATCACCCAGGGGCTGGTCTTCCGCCGCCGGTAGACGATCTCCTGCTTCGAGATCTTGTCGATGACGTGATAGCAGTAGTCGCCGCGCTTGTAGTCGTGGATCGTGGCCTCGACCAGGTCGACATCATCGGTCGGCTTCTGCTCGATCCGCGTCTGCACTTCCTGCGGCAGCTTCGCATCCGGCCACTGGCGCTGGATGCTCTCGCCCTTCATGCGCATCTTGCGGTAGACGTTGTCCACCTGGCCGTTCGCGCCTTCCTCGTAGCAGACCAGGAACAGCGGCACCGGGATGAAGTTGATCGGCGTCACGTCGTCGCCCGGCTGCACCATCATGCAGGCCGTGCCGACAGCGAGATCCAGCAGGAACTCGCCGATCGCGATGTCGAAGTTCGACTGCTTGAGCACGGCGAACATCTTGTCGCCGTATGCGTCCAGGATCGCCTGCGCTTGCTGGGTGCGCTCGATCGGGATCGACGGGCCAGGCTCGAGCCGTGACCACTTGCGCTGCGGCGGGAAGACCACCGACTGCAGCCGGTTCGCAAACCGCTGGGTGCTGTTGATGGCGGTCGAGTCGAAGACGCGCTGCATCTTCTTCGTACCGGTGCTGCCACCTTCCCAGATGCCGTACAGCTGGCGCTGCGGGAGCGCGAACTCGTAGGCGTCCTGGTAGATCTGCTGGAACTCGTCCTTCTTCTTCTGGGCCGCGTCGTGGCGCTTGAGAATCTGCTCTGGCGTCAGCCGCATCCCGCCTGTGTTCTTGTCGTATTCCATATCAAGCCTCGGCCTTGTACTGCTCGAGCAGATTGCGACCCTTCGCGGCCAGACGCTGCGCAGCAGCTGCGGTGCGCGGAGCGGGTTCGCCCCATGCTCGAGCCGCCAACGCAAGCCGCGTCGGCTCACCCTTGTCGTTGACCAGCGGGCCTGACGGATTGGTGTAGAACCGCGTGAGGAATGAACCCTTGCGGCGAGCACGCTGGCCGGTAGGACTCGATTCCTTCACGCCGGGCTGGAGGTTTCCGCTCTCGCCCGTCGACTCGTAATGCCGCCTACCGGCCTCTGTCAGCCCGCCTTCTGGATCCTTGTAGCGAGCCTTCATCGTTGGCGCTCGTCAGGGCTGCAAGGCCGCCATCTGCGCTTGATAAGCAGCGACCACCTCGGGCGTCCACGCAGCCTGGCACTGCGCCACCACGTTGGCTGGTTGGCCGGTGAGATCAGCACCAGGCGCGAGCGTCCAGCGACGGAACTGGCGTGCGAAGAACTCGTCGTCCTTGGTGATGGTCGTGCATTCGCGCACCTGCACGATGCCGTTGCCGACGATCTCAATTCGATCGATTTCTGAAGATTCAAGAATAGCCATTTCTTACTCCGTTTGTTTATTTGATCTTGGATGAAATGAGATCAAACCAAATAGGTTGCACTGAGCATTATTGCCATTCCATTGCCACCAACAAAAGCGTTGCCGTTTGCACTGCGGCCGTCATAAACATTTATCGCGTTGGATGTGTCGCCTATTGAAGCAATTAGAATATAACCAGTAGCGGCTGACTCTCGACCTACTGCAATACTTTCTGATGCAGAAGTGATTGGCAAGGTTATCAGCGCAGCCCCAAACGCTGTTCCAATGTCAGACACGGTAATTTTGCAGCAGATGTGAGCCATTCGGCCAACCTTCGTATATTTACCAAAGTTGACCGTATATGCAGTAATCGTCCCACCCCCAGAAGTTAATGTTGGCGTCCAGTTTCCTTCTTCGTAATCGTCGAGCGTGTTCGCATCACTCGATGCGGATTGCGTCGCAGGGAACGAAATACCCGCACCCGATGCTGCAGGCGTGGCAGCGCCGACGCCGATCGTCGCGGGGAACTTCTTCATGTAGTTCTGAAGCTCTTCAGCGGTGATCTTCTTGCTGCGGTCTGCAGCAGAAGCCTCGCTGATGTCAACGATGTAGAGCAGGTCGCCGGTCGCGGTGCCGGAGCCCGTGAGCGACGTGAGTGCGGATACGGCCTTGTCAGTCATGATTAACTCTCCAAAAGTAGAAGGTCAAGATCCTCAAGTAGGGCGTCGTACCCGTCCTCGAACTCAAGGTTGGTGAACAGCGATTCATCGTTCTCAAACAGCAGATAGGACGAATCCTCTAGCAGCACATTGCCGCCATCTTCGAGCTCGACGTTGTAGGACAGGTAGTCGGTGCTCTCGAGGAGGATGTAGCCACCGTCCTCAAGCAGGATGCCGCCGCCGTCTTCCAGCTGCAGCACCGCCGGGAATTCGATCCCGTTGCCGAGTCCACCGAACCGGCCTAGCCTGAGATTGATGCCGAGAAACACGTCACACCAGGCCGACGATGCTGGTGGCGGTCGTGCCAGTCGACCAGACCCGCACCGCGGTCACTGGCAGGATTGATCCAGCCTGCACGGCGTTGAAGGTGGTTGCGTTGCCGAGCGCGTCAGTGATCTTCACGTTGCCGCTGCCGCCAACGTAGAGCGCACGCACGGGTGCCGCCAGGTCGCTGTCTGCAGGCGTGATCGCAATTGCGCCGATCGCGCATGAGTCTGGCGTGGTGGGGAAGGGTAGTTGCGCCATGTCATTTTCCTTTTTGTGCTGCCCGCATATTGTCGACCAGGTTTGGGTAGGGCCGTCCTGCTTTCTTGGCCATCATCTGCGCGGCCTTCTTCTGCATCGGAGAGAGCTCTTTAGGCTTCCCCAGATCCTTCGGTCGCGCTTTGTCCCAGACCTCTTTCATTTCTTTGATCCGTATTCGTCGAGCTCACTCTCGAGCTCGGCCGCCATCTTCATCTCGTGCTCGTTGGGCTTACTGCGCCCGGCACGCTTTGCCATCATCTGAGCAACCTTCTTCTGGAAGGCCGTCTGCTTCATGGCTTTCATCTCTTCGCCATGCTTGCCGTTCGACTCGATCTCGATCTCGACCTTCATTTCTTCCTCGCCATTCCGGCTTCAGACATCGCGATCGCCACGGCCTGGTCGCGGCTGGTGACCTTCTGGCCACTGGAACTTTTGAGCTTGCCCGCCGAATACTCTTTCATTACGCGGCGCACCTTCTCTTTCATCTTGTCGTCTTTGGATCCGTAGTGACCGGGCATGGTTACGCTCCTGCAAGCATGGATCTACTGCGACGGGACACTGCCGCCAGCCTGGCGGCGCGGCGCTCACCGAGCTCACGCTGCAGACCAGACTCCAGACCCTTGCGCTCAGTCTCAAACGCGCTGGTGTCGAACGCTGCGATCGTCGGTGCGGTCGGTGCCTTCGGCGCTGTCGGCTTTTGTTCAGTAAAGGTCGGCAGCGGCTTCGGCTCTTCGTACTCGTAGCTGCGGGTCTCGGTGGTGTAGCCCGCCAGGCCGAACAGACCAAAGCGCGGAACCCGCTCCTGGTAGTAACCAGTCTTGGTCACGGTGGGGCTGGCCTTCACGGCTGCGAGTTCGCTCTCGTAGGCCTTCAACCGTTCGTTGTAGGCCGCCACCTGCGACTCATACGCAGGAAAGCTCACCGTCTCGTAGGTAGCCTTGGCAGCCTCGAAGGGCTTCATCTGCTCTTTGACGCCGGCTTGGTAGGCAGCGAGTGAAGATTCCTGCTTACCGGTCAGCGCCTCGATGTCTTTGCGGAACTGGGTAGATAGACGATCAATGCCAGCGGTCTTGCGACGCAGAGTGCGTTGCGCGAACTGCGGCAGTTGAGTGGCCATCAGAGCATCATCCCGGTGCCCAGCTGCGGGGTGGTCACGCCGAGCTCAGGCGTGAGGCGCTCTTGCGAGAGGAGCGAGCGTCTGCCGCCTCGCGTCCGGGCCTTGAGGGCCGACGCTTCAGCAGCCGCGGCCTTTCGGCGCTCTTCGTCTGCAGCGGCCTGCACTTCCTTCGCCTTGTTCTCCATCGAGAGCTTGTTCTCTTGATACTGGAGCTGGCTGGCCTGGAAGGCCTGCCGGGCGGTCTCAGCCTGCGTCTGGAGTGCTGCAGCCTGCTGACCGTAGGTAGCGGTCTGCTGGGAGATTGCCTCGCGCATGGCGGCCGCATCGCGCTCCTGTTGCTGCAGTTGGATCGCTTGCTGTTCACGCGCTGCACGGTTGGCCTGGCGTGCCTGGTTGGCCTGGTAGGCCGTCCCCAGAAGAATCGCTCCAGCAATCAAGAATGGCATCAGTCGCTCCTGACCAGCACTTCATCTATCCGATCCAGGTCTGTCTCACTCGTTGCGTGAACACAGAACCAGACCGCGTCCTCGAGCGCCTCGATCCGGTGATGCACCCCAGCTGGTATCGTGATCACGGCCGGCGCTTTGTATTGCCTCTCGACACCGTCTGCCTCGACCGTCACCTCACCACTCGCCAGTATCGACAGGTGGTCATAGTGATGCGCGTGGGTCACCGCAAAGTGACCCCGCGGCAGCATCATCTGTCTCGCATACAACCCAGCCGAGAAGTGATGCCTGATCTGCAGATCTATGTCGATCATGCAGACCATTCTATTGGATGTTGTACACCGCAGGAAGAGCGCGGTATCTCAGCGATAGCACCCCCAGGGTGGAAGCCCACAGTCTGGCTTCCTGCCTCCCCCACCGCTGTCTATGTCGACAGGGCCAGAGCACCTGGCGGCTGCGATTCATCCATCACTGCTGGGTCTTCCACCCGTTCAGCAAATGATGTTCTCCAGTCCCTCGCAGACAGGCTGGTCGGCTCGCAAGCAGGGTGACGCTCGGCCGGTGTTTTCCGCTGGCACCCATGCAGGTGCGCTACTGCGTGAGCGGAACGCCCGGCTACCCGCCGGGAGGGGGAGCCTTACTTCATCGGTTTATCGACTGGCTTGCCACGCTCGATACCGACGCGGTGCTTGATCTCGACCGCGTAATAGGTGAAGTCCAGCTGACCGTGGCCGACGGCGTTGGCCGCGTACTCGCGACACCTCTCAACCGCGGATTCCAGCGTGTCGTGCAGGAATGTGAACTTTGCCGAATGCCCTGACGGGGATCGCATGAACACTGCGAACTTAGGGTCGGTCGCGTCGTGCAATTGCTGCACGGCTTTCTTGCGAGAACGGTATTCGCCTTCCATCTCTGTCCTTTAAGACGTGAGGTGTAGGCGAAAAAAACCTTCTAGGGTGACTCCGGTAGAGAGCCCTGGCCGGGCTACCCCTTATGGGGTCGGAATCACGCTAGAAGGCTTTCGGTCGGTCTCTACACCAACGGGTTGTACAGTAGCCAACCCTCCCGAATGCTGTCAAGCAAACACGTCAAAGTCCGCACTGGCAGTGGTCTGCTGCACCATCGGAGCACCGGCCATGTTGCTTTTCCGCACCATCCGGTTGTACTCGCCGCCACCCAGCATCAGGTAGCCAAAGCTGTCGCCAATGTGCGAGTGCTCGTTCTTGTTGGGTGCGTCTCTGAATCTCTCCTGGCCGGCACCGATGCTGATGCGCTTGAAGTGATACCCGCCTCCCAGAGCCTTTCT